ATAACTTTAACAGTCTCATTCCCTAATTGTGGAATTGACTTCACATATCAGAATCCCCTCTCTTCCTACAAAAACATTAAGAAGATAGCATCATTGCCACCTGCTAAACTTCACTCTTTACCTAAAAATATCTTAGCGGGTGTTCTACTAGGTGTTCTATCACACGCCAATTTACTAGAAAAGTTCGAGACTTCTTCCACAGAAGCTAATATCTTCTTCCAGCAAATCCCCTCTTCTCTTCTCTGCAATGCTATCAAACTCTTCTCTCAAGAGTTCTCCTCTTCTTTCCTAGAAGTTCTCCCTCACTTCTCCCTCTCTTCTATTCACGAGAATACAGCAGTATCTACGGCAGAAGATATGCTTAAGAACTATTGTACTATCTGCCGTGAATTCATCAATCCTATTCCGAATAACAAAGTTAATATTATCATTCCATCCCATTCTAAGGAAACTAAGCCTACAGCATATTTCACTCCTGAGATAAGGAAAGAAGCTAAAGAATGCATAAAGGAAATGGAGAAAGATATTCTCATGTATCCTAAACTCCATTCTATCCTCAAGCTTCTAGTAACAAAAGAGAATCTCATTACAGTATCAGATGAAATGAGGCAGAAAGTTCTAGATAGAATAGAGGCTTTCCAAACACCAGCTTCCATTCGCTTCACTGAAATCCTTACGAAGTGTGGAAAGAACAGCAAGAATATAGATATGGATAGACTCAGCGATACTTTTGAGATAGTAACCACGCGTAAGACTTTATCTGAGATTCTAGCAGAGAAGGCAGAGAAGGCAGAAATGAAAGGAGGTAATTAAAATGGCATTCCGTGACACTTTTGGTATCGAAGGATACTCTGATATTATCTCAGCTTCCCTAGATAAGCGAGTTATCACCGCAGAAGATTATGATAAACGCTATATCTCATATAAGAATAAAGATTACATTCTGCATTGTGATCCTGCTGTTCGTCAGATGTTAGGATATATGGGAGATGCAACTTGCTTAGTATCTTATCAGGAACGTAAGACTGGATTCTATGCTATGGCTAGACTTTATAGGAAAGGAAACTAAAATGACTAATGATGAAATAGTAGATTATGAAGAAGCCCTCCGTATATATGATATATACAAGTCATACCGTGAGGAAGGTCAATCTCACGAAGTGGCTAAACAATATGCTGGATTGTTATAAGGAGTAAGAAAATGAAAACATTACCTCGTATTATTCAAATCACAGACATTCACGAGAAGGATGCCTTCGTTGCATATGAGAATATAGTAGGAACTGTAATGGCTCCTACTACGATAGAACAAACGCTACTTCTTGCTATGTACGATTGGAGTTATATTCGAGGATTTGTTCTTAATTCTAATAATAGAATACTTAGCAACAGTAGTGAAAGAATATCTTTCTATGCTGTCAAATACAAGGTTCTCTTCAAATGACAAGACATCCTTCTTCATCTCCTCTCTTCTTCATCTCTCTCATTATCATCATATCAATAGGTATCTATTATGGATCGTGAATTCTATATAGTAATAGCTCCTTTCCCTTTCTTCACCACAAAGCAAGAAGCTAAGTTCTGGAATCATCTAGGATATACAATCCTAATTGGTAACAAGATTCTATAATCAAGGAAACGCAAAATGAAATACGTATATCAACTCAAAAATAAGATCTTACTAGCAGATGGAAGAAAGTTCCATAAAGGAGATATCCTATCTCAATCTGCCTTAGATGAAATTATGAGAGAATACTCGCAAGTTCAGGTTACTGTCCTCTTCATCTACTAGACTTTTTCCCTAGCCTATTTCTAATAGTAGGCTAGTTAATGAAGTTTAATCTTTAACAAGGAGTAACATAATGACAACAAATAAAAGAAGCTTGGCTGATATTATAGCTGAGAAGAGAGCACTTGCAGCTGCACAAGCAGAAGCCCTTATCGAGGCCGAAGGCCCAATCATGCCTACAGCTACGCTAGAAGATAAGACTATCATCTCTACACCTTCTCCCCTTATCAAACCTAGCTTAGCTGATATTCTCAACTCAAAGAAGAAATTAGAAGTTGCAATTCCTTCTATTGAGAAAGCTCCCTCTCTCGGAGAAGAGAATTATGAAGTAACAGCTAAGAAAGCTGAAACCTTCTCCCTCTCTATCAAACTCAATTCACAGCAACTTCTAGCCAAAGAACTCGCCTTCAATGGTAAGAGCTTCTGCTTAGTTGGCGCGGCGGGTACTGGTAAGACTACTGCACAAAGAGAGATTGCAGCAGAGCTTCTGCGTCAGAACAAATTAGGAATTCACTCATTCCGTATTCAAGGTGCAGGAGATAGGATAGAAGCTCCTTCTATTGCTTTTGTAGCATACACTCGTATTGCATCAGGTAATCTACGTAGAGCAATTCATAAAGATCCTGCACTGGAAGCCGCCCTCACGCATAATATCACCACCATTCATAATCTCTTGGAATACTCTCCTGAATTCTATTACGATTATGAAGCACAAAAAGAGAAGATGCGCTTCGTTCCCAAGCGTAATGCTAACAACAAGCTCACAATCACGCATCTTATTATTGAAGAATCTTCTATGGTAGGACTCAAGCTCTGGAATGAACTTTATGAAGCTCTCCCCGATGGAGTCCAGATTATCTTCATTGGTGATATTAACCAGCTTCCGCCAGTAATGGATAAGAGCATTCTCAACTATGCCCTAATCCAGCTTCCAGTAGTAGAACTGACTCATGTCTATCGTCAAGCTGAGGAATCTCTAATTCTTGAGAATGCTCATGCCATCCTAGCTGGTAAGTATACTAATATCAAGGAAGGTAAAGACTTCACTATAATGCGCAATGGTGATGTTCAACATTCTCAGGCTAAGTTAGCTCAAATGATAGGTATCTCATTCCCGAGCTTCGCGCAGAAGGAAAAGCTTGAGCCGGGTAGCGGATATGATCCCGATCAGGATATTATCCTTTCTCCATTCAATAAGCATGACTTGGGAACAGATAACCTCAACAAGTGGATTGCTCAGTTCCTATCAACAGAGCGCAAAGCTGTCACCTTTGAGATCAAAGCAGGTATATCTACTCTATATCTAGCAGTAGGAGATAAGATTATGTTCAACAAACAAGTTGGCATTATCACTTCTATCAAACGTAATGGAGAATATCATGGTAAAGCTTGTCGTTCTCCTTCTCCTTATCTCACACGCTTTGGTACATATCTTGCAGCAGAAGGAGATATTGAAGAAGATGATGATGATTTCGGCCTAGGCTACGAGGATATAGATTTGGATAAGATGATGAATGAAGGTCAGAAGGATGATCTAATGCGCTCAGCTTCTCATATCGTAACCATTCTTCTTGAGACAGATGAAGAGATCACATTGTCAGCAGTAGGAGATTTCGCTCCATCTATCTTCTCTCTAGGTTACGCTCTCACTATCCACAAAGCTCAGGGTTGTGAGTGGAGAAAAGTCTTTATCGTATTACATAAGGATCATAGTATCATGGCATTCCGTGAGCTTCTATATACAGCAGTAACGCGAGCCCGCGAGCATTGTATTATCATTGCCAAAGACTTCATGATTAAGAAGGCAATTGAGAATCCCCGTATCAAGGGTAACACTATTGCTGAGAAGATTGAATACTTCAACTCAGGTGCTATGGATATTGGCAATGTTTATTGTACTAAGTAAGGAGAGATAAAATGAAAGCTGGAATCTTAATTGACTCTTATAAACTTTATCTATTTGAGAAGACTCTTAAGGAGCATAACTATACCTATCAAGTCATAGAAGATGTAAAGAACACAACGATCTTGATAGAGGTAGAAGTGGAAGTAGAGAATGTTCCTATCTTAGGGCAGCTTATTGAAAAGACAAATAGGTTAGCTCAAAACCAACACTATCTCCACTAATATGAATCTACAGGAAATATTAGCTGCTAAGAAAGCTTCGATCTCTGTTAAGGAAGAAGAGATAGAAGAGGAATATGAACCTCCAGTATTTGAGGAGGAACTCTTCTATAATCTTTGCTATATCTTTGTAACAACTCCAAAGTTATCTTACACAGATTGGCGACTTCTTGCAGATTATCTCACGTGGATTCCTTGGGTAAGGGGAGAAGATGCAAAACTTCATCTCCCCTTACTTGAGAAGATGGTCTTACGTATGGGATTCATTGAAGCTAGACTAAAATCCTATTTCTTAGATACAAATATAGGATATAAAATACAGGATAGAATCTGGAAAAATTGGGATTGAAATTTCCATGATTTTTCGCTACAATGAATTCCTGATTTTGGAATTTCCCCCTAATAAAAGGAGAATACTATGTTACAAGATGATGAGGATTTAGAATTGAAAGATTCTGATCTTCAAGGTTTAGGCTCTGACATGACTGACGAAGAGGAGATGACTTTCTCTGACATCTTAGGTAATGTTATGATTAACGACGAGATTATTATTACAATCTCTGCTGCTGACATTGAAAGAACAAAGACTGGTATCAAGAATACCAAGGCAAAGCAAGCAGCTAAGATGAAAGAAGATGGCTTGCCTATAGATACTTCTGTCTTATCTTTCTATGTTCTTCCTTCTGACATTGAAGGCATGGCTGATCTCAAGATTGTCCTTGCTCGTAAGAGCACAGTAAGAGTTCGCAAGGTTGTTATCCCTAGCGGTGAATTCTAATCTCATTGCCCGGATGGTGAAATTGGTAGACACAGCAGACTTAAAATCTGCCGCTTTCTGGCATACGAGTTCGAGTCTCGTTCCGGGCACCACTACATAAGGAATTATTATGTTCAATACACCACAAGAAGCTGCTTCTGAACTCTCAGTACGCATCAATCAATTAAATGCTATGAGCGATGCTGATCTCAAAATTGAGATGCAAGAACTCAAGACTGCTATCAAAGAGAATCCTGCTGCTTGTTCTCTTCTATTACCTGAAGATATTGGCCAGATGGTAGCAGCTCTTCGTCGGGTAACTGGCTTTGCAATTCAACAAGCTATCTCCAAGCCTACGAAACGAGGTACTAGCAAAGCTAAGACTCAGCTTACACCTGAGCAACTAGCAGCAGCTTTGGATGATGAAGATTTCTAGCTGCTACGCAGCTAATGCTGGCACGAAGTGCCAATCTAGCACTAGAAAAGTATTAGCATCAACATCAATATCAGCATAAACAAAGAAACACTTCTATATTAAATAAGATAAAGAGGAATGCAAAATGATCAAATTATATGAAGCAGAAGTCGGAGCACTAACTACGATCTTATCTCAACTTGAAACAGCTAAGACAAAGAAAGAATTCAATCAACTCAAAGCTAAAATCATTTCATATCTTCGTATCATTCGAGCCAAGAATATGCACGAGCTTCAGAACAAAGACTTAATTCGCATCGAGCGTAACTTTGATCTTCTTACGAAAGATGTTTACTACTGGTTCTGGTTCGAGGCTAAATAATATGAACAATCATGAAGGTCGCATTCGTCTCTCGCATTCTACACTAGAGATTCTTCACACTTGTGAGCGTAAGTTTCAGCTTGAACGCTTGCTAGTAGGTGCGCCAGAGAAGAGAGACTATCCCGCCACAGTATTAGGTAATGCTTTTGGTGTAGGAGTAGCAACATATCTCCTCACTCAAGACATTGACCAAGCTATCTATGAAACATACATGCGCTACTTCCCTATTGAAGAGGATGGTAAGCGCACAGAAGAGATAGCAATGAATCTAGTGATGAATGCTATCCCTCACTTGGATAACATTCTTCAAGACTATGAAGTAGCTACCTTCAATGGCAAGCCAGCAGTTGAATTAAGCTTCTCTCTTGTCATTGATGAGAAGTTCTATTACGTAGGATATATGGATATTATCTTGCGTAATCGCTGGACTGGTCGCTATGCTGTCATGGAGAATAAGACGACAGCTCTCAATCTGCATGACATCTCTCCTATGTATATGAATAGTGGTCAAGCTCTAGGATATAGCATCGTATTAGATAAGATCGCAGGAGAAGATCAGTCTGACTACGAGGTTCTCTATCACGTAGGTAAGCTAGGAAGTGGAAATGGTTTCCAACCTATTATACACACGCTTCCTTTCCACAAGACTTTATCAGATCGTCTCAACTGGTTTATATCTTTGAAGATGGATGTAGAGCACATTGAAAGTATGCTCTCCTTAAACATCTTCCCCATGCGTGGCTCTAGCTGTTTGCAGTATATGAGACCATGCCCACAGTTTGGCACTTGTAATCTTCATCGCTTAGATGAATATCTTCCACCTATTGTAGACGAAGTTGTTTATGACTTCGAATACAATCTCGATGATGTTATCACAAATCATCTTTCACGCATCAATATATAAAGGATAGTAAAATGGACAAGAACATTAAACTTGATTCTACTCCCGCATTAGATTCTACTCTTAGTGAACGCGGTAAGCGTTATGGTTCTTTCGTAGGCCATGCAGCTATCACGCAGTCTTTAAAGGATATCATGCGTAATCATTGGGGCTGGAGTAAGTTATCTCCTTCTCAGAAAGAAGCTCTCGAAATGACAGCTCATAAGATTGGCCGCATTCTGAATGGTAATCCAGACTATGCTGATAGCTGGCATGACATTGCAGGATACGCTTCTCTCATTGATAAAGAACTCAATGGTGAAATTAAATGACACAAGAGAAACAGAAACAAAACTCTACGCAGTACCGTAATCATCCTAAGGCTCCATGCAATCAACCTTTCAACATCTTCAAGAAGAAAGAAGAGAAGAATGAAACTAAGTGATCTAGCCAAAGCTGCAAATACAGTCAGAGCTAATCATTCCATTCTAGTATATGGCCCTCCTAAGACTGGTAAGACACGGCTCTTAGGAACTGCCGCTAAGATTCCAGAATTCAAGCGTATCTTCTGGATTGACTTAGAGAATGGATCAGAGACTCTACTGCATAGTGGTCTTACTCCAGAAGAAATGGATAAGATTGTTCTCATCAAGGTTCCTGACACGCGAGATAATCCCCGTGGTATCGAGACTGTTCTCAAGATGTTCTCAGCTAAGACTCCTATCTTTATCTGCGATACTCATGGTAAAGCAAACTGCTCAGACCCTGCATGTAAAGATCATGGAATTCAGTTCTGCCTTAAGGATCTTACACATAATGATATTGTTATCCTTGATTCAGGCTCTCAGCTTGGGGATTCTGCTCTCAACATGGCTTGTGCAGGGAAGTCAGTAGAATTCAAGCCGGGCTGGGATGAGTATGGTCTACAGTCTAAGTGGCTAGGAGATATTCTTTCCCACATTCAAGCTGCTACTTACACAAACTTCGCTATCATCACTCACGAGCTTATCGTGGAAGAAGAAGTGAATGGCGTGAATCGAGATAAGATTTATCCTCTCGTTGGAACAAAAGCTTTCTCAGCTAAGGTAGCTAAGTATTTCGGTAGTGTTATCTATGTTGAGATCAAGATGGGCAAACACGCAGCTGGAAGTTCTAGCACATATAAGCCGAATCATATCACAGGTTCTCGAGTTAATGCTAAAATCGAGAATGCCAAGGAACTAGATATGCGTGCTATCTTCATGGAAAGAGGTATATTGAAATGACCATCTCTAAGAAACAGGTAGAAGAAGAGAAGACTTTATCTTATCACGCGGGTATACGTAAAGGAATAGAACAGCGTAAACAAGAAGTGCAGGATATTAGACAGATTGGTATAATAGAAATCAGTAAAGCAGTAGCTGAATTAGCTATGGCAAATGCCAAACTTACTTATGCTATAAGTCGTATCACAGATAAACTCCTTTAGGAAAGTAAAATGAATGTAATTAAGTTCTATGACCATAAAAAGGGTAAGACTGTACGAGTTCTAGTATCTCAAAAGAACATAAACGTATATCGTGGTGATTGTACTACTCCTAGACAGGCTTATATCTGGGCTATTCAACAAGGTCTTACACACCGGCGTCTGAAACATCTCAAATAAGAAGAAGTAATACATTTCCTTGCATCTTCTAACGAGGGTGTAAGGGGACTGTTACTCCTAGCAGTCATATCTCTTAACTTAAAGGAAATTAAAATGTCTGAACAAAACACGATGCTTGATCTGGAATCTATGGCTAACGAAACGCTTGACGCAATTCCTGATGCTCCTGATTTCGTCACTCCTCCGAACGGTGAATACACTATCTCTGTCAAGGATGCAGCTATCGACAAGTACAAGACGAAGGAAGGTGAAGCTAAGCAACGCTTGAAGATTACCTACGTCATCGACGAGACTCTCTCTACTGCTGAGAACGAACCTCCGGTTCCTAATGGCAGTATCTTCTCGGAAACCTTCATGGCTACTGAGCAAGGCGTGGGCTACTTCAAGAAGCGTGTGAAGGAAATCATGCAGGTAGAAGATACAGCAGGTGTTACTCTTGGTGAGATGATGGCTTCTGTTAAGGGCATGCAATTCAAGTGCCGTATCACTATCAAGAAAACCCCGAATCCTAAGGGTGGCGAATACGAGAACGTGCAGATGCGTATCGTTAAGCCTACTGCTGAGATCTAATCCACAAGATTAGAATCTAAACATACTCCCTAGCTCACAAGGTTGGGGAGTACAATTTAGATTCTTATATAAAAGGGAAATAAAATGGAAGACTTTTCTTTTGAATTTACTGAAGAAACGCAGGCAGTAACCACGGAGGACTGAGAAATGAGCGAGAACATATACGAACAGTGCTTGCAAGACAGGCTTAAATTTAAGCAGAAACTCGCTGCCGAGCAAGCCACTACGGCACGTCTTCTACATGAGATAGAAGAGTGGAAAGAAGTTGAGCGCCAGTTGCTTGCCAATAACAAATTACAGATGGAGCAATTCATTGTTGATCTAGCAAGAGAGCAAGCCTACAGCGCGAAGCTGCGGAAGACGTTTAATAAGTTCATCGACTCTCACGAAGAGTGTTCTGACGTGGATGAATACATCGCTCAGGTTGTCAGCATGGACAATTACCACGAAGCACAGGAGGTGTTATCCCTATCCTACGATGACACCGCGCTCATTGAATGGGGTGCTAGGCTGTTGGAGGAACTTGCAGGGGAATCTATAGATGAAGAGTGGTTTCGATGGAAGGCTGAGCAACTCCGCAATGGGGACTGGAATCCATGACTTTACTTATTCCAACTAAAAGCAAAAGCCCTTTCATTCGTATGCTATTCACAGAAGTTCAGCCTTTGTTTGAACCTGAGACTCGTGTTCATAGAACTAAGTCAGAGGAAGCTAAGGCTGCGGCTTTGCAGAATAGAATAAACAGATATAGGAATGCTTTCTATAACATAGGATGGCAGGGTACAACTAGGCAGATAGCAGAGCAGCTCAATGTTGCTCCTAACTACACCTCGATCTCTCTTAGGGAATTCATGGCATTAGCTCCGGGTTATATGATAAAAGCTGGTGAAGTTCCTAAAGTTGCTGGAAGAGGCAAAGGTATTTATATATGGGAGTGGATAGAAGATGAACGAATCAGAGATGCAGCGCAGGAAATCTATCTTATCGAAATTAACTCCAGAAGAAATGGCATTGCTTCTGAAAGAAGGGTTTCAGCTAGGGTTCGCCGTTAGCTTCGATGGATGGAGTGGAGAATCTTTCAGGGATTCTCGTAGACCTTTACTAGCTTCAGATGTTTTCGTAGCTAAACAAGATGAAGCTGTTTTCAAATATATTCTAGGAGTAAGAGGAAATGCGCCAGATCTTCTTGATTGTATTCTTGGTAATTCCTATTCTATCCGAGGCAGAAAGCATCCAAGAGATAGAACGTCGGCAGACTTCTCAAGATTGGCAGAATCAATATCAAGAGAAGGAGAGAAAGATTCTTGATTCTATTCAACGTGAAGAACAGGATACAATGTATAGAGAATTCTATCTTCAACGCTTGCGTAGAGATAATGCTATTCTTATCAACGAGAATATCAATTACAGACTTTGGTGGAGGAATCGCTATGGCTGGAGATAAAGAAAGTATTTTTGACTCTACAGAGGATGAAGATCTAGAAGATTACATTCCTCCTGATGAAGAGGAGGAAGAGAGTAGCGGTATCAGTGAAGAAGATTATCGCTACGGTGTTCGTAAACAAAAGGAAATAGATAACAAGGAGTAACAACATGTTTTTCCAAGAACAAGTATACCCTCATGATCCTGATAATGGAGTATATGGAGATTGCTTCCGTGCTGTATTAGCTTCTTTACTTAGAATGAATATTAAAGAAGTTCCACACTTCATGATAGATAATCCAGATGTAGACACTTGTAATCAGAGGCTTCAAGAATTTCTAGAGCCTATGGGATTATTCTTTATGAATGTAGCAGCCTGGGATATAGAGTCATGGAAGCAGCAATGCAAAATATCAGCTCCAATTTATCATGAGATTTCTGACGAATCTCCTAGATTTCCTGGAGTACACCATAGTGTAGTAGGATGCGACGGAATTGAAGTGCATGATCCTCATCCTACTAAGTTAGGGCTTCCTAACAAAACAGATAAAAGAACCTTTGGCTTTCTTGTGAGATTATAAAATGAGAATCCTAGTTAATTATACAGCAGCAGAAAGAAACTATCTGCCTGTACTGCAATATCATCTACGTCAACGAGGCTTGGAAGCTATTGCATCTTCACAGCCTTACACCATTTCCGAGCTTCTAACCAAGGCACAGACTTCTGGTTGTAAGGCTATTCTTATTTGTAACGCGGATACATTAAAGAATTGCGTTCCAGGAGATAAGCCTACCCTTGATATGTATCGAGGCTCTCGTCTTAACTTCTCTATTCCTGCTATCGTTTGCAACTCTCTCACGCATACGCAGACAGTAGATCATGGGGCATGGTTACTTGGTAAAGATCTAGATAAGTTTAAAACAATCTTTAATAAGCCTGAAGAATTCTCTTTCACTGCACTCACTTCAGTTGATATGTTTGAGAAAGCTTTCCTTGATATGCAGGAAAGTGTTTTCTTATCCTATGACATTGAGACTGCTACGATAGAAGATAGGGATGAAAATGACATTCTCCGTTCTAGCAATACTATTATTACTTGCTGTTCTTGGACTTCTGTTTCTGCTGATCTCACGCTTACTACGTATGTGCTACCATTTGTCTCATTCATGCAAGAACATTGGGTCACAGACACAGACTACGGCAAAGCTATCAAGTTCATGCAGCAGGTCAATGCACTCCCTCATGCTAAAAGTATGCATAACGGTATGTACGATGTTCTTCATTCTATCGTGTATAATGCTGAGCCTAACAATTGGTGCCTTGACACGATGGCTATGATGCACTCAGAGTTCTCAACTCTACCAAAGAGTTTAGACTTTGTTGCATCTGTTCATATCCCTGACTATGTTCAGTGGAAAGCTGAGGCAGCTGAAGCCTCTAAAGAGAAAGATATTCTTAGATATTGGGCTTATAATGGACGCGATACTTGGTACACTGCTAGGCTTACAATACACTATCTACGCAACATGCCGGCGTATGCTCGTAAGAATTATGCAACACAATTTAAGTTCGTCTATCCTTTTCTTTATACTGCCTTTGAGGGTATACTTGTCAATCAAGATGTACGCCTTAAGATGCGAGCGGAAGCATCAGCTAAGGTTGAGAAGAATCTCGCAGCTCTGCGAGTAATGTTTGCTGATCCTAGCTTTAATCCTGCATCTCCTAAGCAAGTACAGTTTTATGTATATGATGTATTCGGAGCCAAGGATCCTCATATAGGGATGAAGAAAGTAAATGGAAAGAAGGTTAGAAATTCTAGAGGAACTGATGCAAAGAATCTCGCTGCTATTGGAGAACAACATCCATTCCTCTTACGCATTACAGATGCTATCAGAGAATATAGAGAGGCAGCTAAGGCAATCTCAACCTATTTCGATTTCGATCAACTTAACTCCAGATTGCTATATTCTATTAATCCTTTCGGAACTGAGTCAGGACGCGCTTCTTGCAACTCTTCTTCCTTCTGGGTCGGGACTCAAGTCCAGAATATACCGCCTTATGCTAAGCCTATGCTTCAAGCTGACGAGGGATATGAGCTGTGTGAAGTCGACAACAGTCAAAGCGAAGCTAGATGTACTGCATATTTATCACGAGAAACACATCTCATTGCTGCGCTGGAATCCAAGGATAGGGACTTCTACAAATCTCTAGGTACTCTCTTCTTTGGTATGCCCTATGAAGAAGTAACTAAGGAATTCCGTAACGCAGTATTGAAGAAGATTGTTCATGGCACAAATTACATGATGGGTGCTGCTACCTTCATTGAGAATGCTGGTGTAGCAAATCTTCTATTTGCAGCATCTGTGCTAGGAGTTAACATTAGTATGGAAGATAAACCTCCTGAAGGAAGCATTACTCTCAAACAGTTTGCGAATCATCTCCTTGAGTCGTATCATAAACCCTTCCCCAGAGTACGGGAATGGTATGCAGAAACTAAGGCTTGCATTGCAACTACGAAAATGCTAGTCTCGCCGCTTGGTCATACACGATACTTCTTCGGGGATATTACCAAGAATCATAACATGCTTCGTTCAGCAGTAGCTCATGGCCCACAGAACTTAAGTGTCAGTATTCTAAACATAGGACTGTGGAAAGTGTGGCAACTTGTGAAGAAAAGCAAAGCGGCTATCAGACTCAAAGCTCAGATTCATGACTCGATTCTCTTCCAGTTTCTAAAGGGTAGGGATGACCTCAGAGCTAGTGTTGTAGCTTGTTTACAAAATCCTGTGGAAGTTCATGGGCGTTCTCTTCTTATTCCAACAGACTACAAGATTGGGTCTGATTGGGGTAACATGGTAGAATATAAATAGGAGTTAATTATGGACTTAGAGAAAGAGTTGGCTAAGACAGATGCTGATCTGGATGAAACACCTCTTTCCTTTGGTAAGTATAAAGGAAAGACTCCAGATGAAATCTCATATACTGATCCTGAATATATTGTCTGGTGTTGGGAAAGCCTAGATATTAAGATCTGTTCTAAAGCTATGTACGTATTCTGTAAAAAGGAATGCGACGAGGAGTAGTATCATGTGTTTCTTTTCAGAGTATCTCGAATATGTTGGTAGGAGCGAAAGTCCAATAGTATATCACCGCTGGACTGCCGTCTCTATCATCGGGACGCTCCTTGGAAGAAATGTATATATTCCTTTTGGGCATAGTAAAATATACCCTAATCAGTATATACAACTCATGGGAGCTCCAGGAACTAGAAAAAGCTCTGCTATAAGTATAGGAAAGAAACTTCTCAAGAACACGGGATATAAACGCTTCGCACCGGATAGACTAAGTAAAGAACGCTTCCTAATGGAGATGATACCACCTGAGCTAGAAGACCTTGATGAAGACCTCGAGATTCTCTTAGTAGATAAACCCAGTGAAATATATATCGTAGCAGATGAGTTCGGTGATTTCTTAGGTCAGAACAATATGGAGTTTGCTACCATGCTTACTAAGCTATGGGATAACGTAGATGTTTACGAGCATCCCAAGATTCATGGCAAGAGTGTGGTAGTAGAACAACCTACAGTTAACATCTTATCAGGAAACACAGTTCAAGGTCTAGCTCTTACAATTCCTCCAGAAGCTTTGGGAAATGGTTTCATGTCTCGCATTCTGTTTGTATTTGCAGAAGAGACGGGAATAAAGATTACCTTCCCTGAGATTCCAGATGCAAGTCTAGGAGATGCCTTAACACAAAAGCTGATTGACATTAAGGAGAAGATCAGTGGAGAAGTTACATTCAGTAAAGAAGCA